TCCCCCAGGCGGGTACCCCCGCGCCCGCGCCGCCCGCGATTGGGCATCGTGTCTATTGAAAATGAAAAGCAATATCAATAGTCGATTTTCCTTGCATCGTGGCTGGATGGTGTAAGAATGTGATTTGTCGAAGCGACGAACAACCACTGGCTTTCATACTCCGCGAACACCGGTCACTCCGTAGTTCCTGAGTGTAAGTAGCGTTCGTTCTTTGACTGCAGCTAGCTGATGAGTCTATCCAGGCCGGATAGATGAAACACCTGTATGGTCCCCGCTTTTGTGGGTCCACTATACAGGTGTCCTAGTATAGGCTAAGAAAGGACAATATGCAAGAGTTTACTTTTTATTTGAGGGCTTCCTCGGGTGCGCCAGTGGTAAAGATCTCGGGTGCATCTAAGACGGATGCTTACATTCGTCACCTAATGAAAGTCACAAACTGTGGCAAGCATGGCGTAGCAGTGATAACGCAATCTTACATTGGTCCGCGTGTTGACCTGTTAGACAAGGACTGTAACGCATGGCCGATAGAGCATAACGTTCTATCTTTCTTGTATGATCAAGAGGAATATGACGAACATGTAGAAGAAACCTCTTGACATGGTAGAATCACTTGCTAGTATGACGATAGAGGCGGCGCAAGATAAGATATCACGTCACCAGCGTGACACGCGCTATCAACCACGATGTGACCAGCATATGCTTTTCCGGGTAGGCAAGCAAGAGGAGCCCGATGTGGTTATCAGTGCGCTAAATCGACGCGCAACGGGTATGCCAGGATCCCTTAGGGTGTACAGAGATCCCAATACGGGGGAAGTGTATGGTTATGCAGTATTTAATACGTTTTGACTTGACATGGCAGTTGCGATCATTATACTTATAGTGTGTTTATATGTTATATTCACGCTAGATCTTCACTTATAACCGACATGGTATGTCCTTACCATACATGTATGTAAATGCTCATAGCGGCGGAAGGCGCGACCACTATAGCGGGGCTCTTGCATGTATGGTAAGGATCTTTTCTAAAAAAGAATTTGCATTTCGGTTAGGCTCTGTTAGTGTGTTGATTGTCGGAAAGGACATTGCAAATGGAACATATGGGACCGGCTTATGGCCGTGATTACAAAAGTCTAAAAGCTGTCAAGGAAGATCTACACGCTGGAAAAGATTTTCAGATTTGGAATTTCTTCTCGCCCGATGATGGTAGGTATGCTAACATCAATGACCTTAGGCGAGCGGGGTATGACAAGGTACAGATACGCTATGATAAAAAGCGTAAGGTAGGTATTTTTTCACTATCGGCAAAAGCATGCTTGAAAGCGGTATGATTGCCCTAACAACTGCAGTCAAGGAAGCCAGTGCGATCGCTAGATCTTTCAAAGGAAAAGCGATCGACGGTAGAAACTTGCGCTTGCACACAGTAGGTGACTGTGCTACGATCGATGCTGCAGTAACAGTTTCAAATGCGGTACAGTTTGACTGGTATGATCGGGGAGGCGGTAAAGCCTGGACTTATACGCATGCCGCAACCACTGTACCCCGCCCAGCATGGGGCAATGTTTCTGTGCTAGGATCGATTGATGACTTGACACAACTTGAAAGCGTGCTAGAAAATGGCTATGCCCCCGCAAGGTATATGGCAGAGTTTCCAAATGGCAGGCGATCCTTTGTTGAACAAGGCATCCGATGGATCCCTTGCCCCGCGCAAACCGGATTAGAACCTACAAAAAAGCATAAGGTTTCAACCACTTATGCCAGTATCGAAGGGTCATGTCCGCCAACGTGTAAGCTAAAGGAGACGCGGGAATGCTATGGAATGCATGGTCATGTTGGCTTGGTAACGCGTCGTCTTGACAAGGACCATGGCGCGATCCTGGTAGAAGCTAGTGGCAACGCCAAACTGCAATCATGTGTCGATTGTGGATTATGCCTTGACGCTGATAAGCTATATGCTAGGAATATGGGCATAGTCTTTTCCGCTCACGGTGTAAAAGCTAAGAGTATGAAAAAACGCTTGACGGTCCTTAGTTAGGTGCTAGTATGATGATTGTTGAAAGGATCGTACATGACAACTCTGATAGAGACTCTCAAAGTGGTAAGGGATCACATACAACCACAAATGCAAGGTCTAGTGGCAACGCCTAAGGATCTTGATTCTTTGCATGCGTTTATTGCTAACAGTGGATCGCCTCGTGATTGCACTATTGTTGCCATAACTGCATATAATCTAGCAGTGCAACAAGTACAGAACACGATTACAGAGATCATAGATAGCTTGCCGGACATAGCATAGCATATGATTTGGGCGTCATGAAAGGACCGTCATGGTAGGCGCTTGCTAGGCGTATAGCGCGGGCGTGCCTTGTTGATATTGAAAGTCGTTTTCAATAGTAACTTGGCATGCTCCGTGCTATAGCAAGTACTGTGCCATGTTTGTTGGCATGGATTTTGCCTAGCAAGTACTGTGCCATGTTTGTTGGCATGCTTTGTGACTAGCAAGTACTGTGCCATGTTTGGCATGCAAGTACCATGCCATGCGTAGTATGCTCGCAATGGCCTCAGGAGCCCGTCTAAGGGCTTTTAGGGTACCCCTGGTAGGATTGTACGTTTTTTCTAAAAGGATCGATTTTCAAAAATCACCTTGCGCTCTGTTTTGTGGTATGCTATACCTACAATCGGAGGACAAAGAAGATGACGACTATCAAGACAACTCAAGAATCGGACTACCGCGATTACCCTGTAGTACGCGAGTACTACCATGCAGTATGGTGCAAGCCGACTGGCATGTCGCATGGCGAGGCGCGACGACTCACGAACGTGATTGGACGTGGCACAACTCCAGAGTCCGCCGTCACTGATCTGCATGTGCGTACGCAAGCGGAAGGTCTGGAATATCTTGTTACTGAAAACGACATTCAATAGTCTTTTTTCCTTGCACATTGGTGTCAACGTGACATGATCAATGTGTGGCAACGGAGCCACCTAGAACGGAGTAAAAAATGGCTGACGAAATAAAGGGAATGATCGACGCAATCAAGGGCAACATCGCAAGCGCACCCACTGAGGTTCTTGCAGTCCTCGAGCGCCAACTCAATGCTGAAGGCACACGCCTCGCGCTCAAGTTGTCAACGACCTTCAGCGGTCACTGGCTTGACGCGGAGCACTATGCTAAGCTCAGTCACACATGCATGGCGCTAGGCATGGTCTACCAGGCACTGTCCCAGTCCTCTATGCGGGGCGATTGCATAGACCACTTTCCAGCAGAGCGGGGAGCTCTCCCCGACGACGTCGTCACTGGCCTATCTCCGGCGGCGACGAACAAGCATAGCGCGATGATATTCCAAAGCATCCTACGCTTGACTGGCAAGGAAGGTTCAACCATCCGATGCATATCGGCGGCGAACCGAGACGTCCGGCTCGAGAAAAGCCAGTTTGCTGGTCACACGCCCGACGACCACACGCCACGCGACCAAGAGTCAAGTGGTATTTTCGAGAAGGAAGATCTGGATTTTATCTTTCAGGTGAACTAACTCCGTTCAACCTAGGTTAGGCGATGCAATCTAGCAAGATTCATGCCAACCACTTATAGGATCCACGCCCGGTTTTTGACGATCGGGCGTGGATTCTGTATTTTATACTTGACTTTTGCACGAAATCGTGCTAAAATCGCTCACTTCGTTCGTTAATAAGGTACTTCGTACTCAATTGTGCTCATATTGCACAATTCGGGCAGATCGTGCTACGCACTCTCGACCCCTACCGTGCCGGATCCCCCCTCGAAAGCGACGACGGCGGCGCACCCTACTCACTCACACTCCGCATAGCAAAAAAGTAAACGGGTAGACCTCAACCATAACATGCCCCGTAATGGCCTCAGAAGGCGTTCTAAGCGGCTTTAGGGCCTACCCCGGTAGGGTGACCCATATTGAGCGTAGAATCGCTCTAACAGCCCCTGACTCAACCCCTGCACATAAAGCTTTCTATTAGGTAAGATTTATATATAAAAGAAAGCTTTCCTAAAGAAGGTATAAAAGCTTGACACCTGGGGGCATGATGTGTACACTAGGGTATGAGCAGCAAGTTTAACCAGACCCCGGAGTTCCTCAAGCTACGCAAGAAATACTACGATAAGCTGAAGGGTAGTGGGTTCAGGGATATCGAGATAACAGACTGGTCTGACGGTGAGAGCGGCAACCTCCTCCTGGGGTTTGGCCACATGGACGCAGTCAGGCGTTGGACCCCCGAAGCTCAGAGGTACTACGAGCTTGCCAGGCAGAAGGCCAACGACATGCGCTCCCGTAAATATTCCAAGGACGACCGCGTCATTTGGAGGCTACACGCGACCGGCGCTTCCTTCCGAGCCATAGAGCGGAAGACGGGAATACCTCGAGCTAGGGTGTCCCGAGTTGTGAAGCGCATAGCCGAGGAGATTCTACCGAATGCCAAAGAAGCTTAAGAAGCACGCTGTGAACCGGGGCAACACCACCCCCGAGAGGTTAGCTGAGATTGCCAATGAGCAGTTCCAGGACCCGCCCACCATGGCCTCCCAGCGTCCCGTGGAGGGTTCCATCATGGAGCCGTCCGGGCTCGGCAAGGCCCACGTTCGGGGCACCATAGTGACCTCCCGCAACTTCGCCCCCTCTGTCCGCATGAAGCCCCACATAGGCGTCATGCTCGCAGATGCCTACACCGTGATTGCGGAAGAGTTCCGCCTGCTCCGGGACAGGGCCGAGAACGGGAGTGAGCTTTCCCCCTCTGAAGCCCGCAAGTTCACCGCACTGGCCGACACCATGGCCAAGCTGGCCAGGGAGGAAAGGGAGCAGGAGAAACGCTCTGACCCCGCCCAGCTCTCAGATGATGACCTCCTGGAGATGCTAGACCAGGCCCGAGAGGCGCTAGGAAGCGGTGACTAGTGAGATGCTGCTGGCCCAGCTGCGGCAGGAGAGCCGCCTGGCACGTCACCTCTGACTGGGACGGCACCGTAGTCTTCGTCGTCTGTGACTGCCATATGGGCTCGCTAGCCAATGGATACCCTCCCGGACGAGCTGTAGTGAATGTCCTGGAAGATAGAAAATCGCGAAACAAACAAGCAAGGTAATGAATGCCCGCACTCCCAGTAGAAATAAGAAGAGCCCGCAAGTCTGATATTCCCTTTATCACCAGCAGCTGGCTCAAGTCAAACCGTTATGGTTATATGGTTCAGTCGGTTCCCAACACCGCGTACTACTACCAGCACCATAAAATTTTAGAGCAGGTCATCCCCCGCAGCGTCGTTCTGGTGGCGTGCAACCACGAGGACCCGGACCAGATCCTGGGCTGGATGTGCGCCGAGGTTGTGGATACCGCCATGGTGCTACACTATGTGTACGTCAAGAAGAGCTTCCGAAAGTTCGGGCTCGCCACCCGCCTGGTCGAGACTATGCGTAAGGTGGAGGACCCCCCGGCAATCATGACCACGCACTCAAATAGGGAGGTGCGCGATATCCTTGAGGACAAGGAAATCATGTACAACCCCTATCTGCTCTTCGCTAACCTCCCCGAGGGATGGATGACTGATGGCGAAGAAAAAGCTAGTTAACCGGGATCACGCCAGGCGCGTAGTTGCCGAGGCGGCACGTCGGGCCGAGAAAAGAAAGAGCCTCGATAGGGAGGCGCTTCTGTTCGGCCCACAGAGGGACTTTGTGGCGGACACGGCCCGCAACAAGGTCGCCGTCTGCTCCCGCCGAGCAGGCAAGTCCTACAGCATTGCCTTCATGCTTCTGCAGCACGCCATGGAACATGAGCGGAGCATCAACCCCTACATCACGCTGACGCGAGACAGCGGGAAGGACATCTTGTGGCCCGCTCTCCACGATCTTAACGACAAGCTCGACCTGAAGCTCCGCTTCCGGGAGAACACTGGGGACATCATCCTTCCCAACAAAAGTAAGATTATCATTCGAGGGGCTGACGATAAGAGGCAGATTGAAAAGCTCCGTGGGCCGAAGTACCCCATTGCGGTTGTCGATGAGGCGCAAGGCTTTCCCCACTTCTTACACGACTTGATCGAGGACGTACTTGAGCCTGCCACGTTAGATTATGACGGGCAGATTGTAGTAACGGGCACCCCCAACTCGGCGTGTGCTGGCCCGTTCTACGAGCTGACCACAAAGGCTGACGGGTGGGCCGTACACAGCTGGACGCTACGCGATAACCCCCATATACCGGGCGTAGAGGACTGGCTGGAGCGCAAGAAGAAGCAGAAGGCCTGGGACGATAACAACCCCACATACCTACGGGAATACTGCGGAGTGTGGATACGGGACTCATCGTGCCTGGTGTTCGAGTACGACGCCAACGTTAACTTGGTGAACGAATTCCCGGTAGACAGCGCGGACGACTGGATGTGGGTTTTGGGTATGGACCTTGGGTTCAACGACCCGACAGCGTTTGTCGTGATAGCCTACAGCGAGGACCTGAGGCAGGCCTTCGTCGTCGAGAGCTACAAGGAGAGTGGCCTCATACCGAGCGCGGTAGCGGCGAGGGTAGAGGCCCTGATGGAGCGGTACCCCTTTGTACGCATAGTTGCCGACACCGGAGGATTTGGTAAGGGCTACGCCGAGGAGATGAAGACTCGATTCGCCATCCCTGTGGTGGCAGCGCAGAAGTCGCAGAAGCACAGCTTCATTGAACTCATGAACGGAGATCTCCGCTCAGGCGGACTAAGGGTGTGTAAGGCAGGCAACGCTGAGCTTCTCGATGAGATGCTTTTACTGCAGTGGGACCTCGATAAGATGGAACGAGGCCGCATGGAGATGGACCGCAGAAGGTTTCAGAACCACCTGTGTGACGCCCTATTGTACGCTTGGCGCGAGTGTGGGCACCACCATGGGGAGTTCCTCATGGACGACCTGCTGGTGTACGGAAGCCAGGACTACTGGAACGCGGAGGCTGACCGTATGGAGCAGGAGGAGGTAGATAGGTTTGCGGAATCTTCAGAGAATCCCTGGTGGTCACGTTTGTAGGCCGCCGCCACACGTTCCAACTCTCGTAATCGCTCTACCTCAGTCTTTCGGGGTCCCCTTCGGGAATTGACGTAATTGAGGGCTGCGATAACGAGAGGTTCCATTTTGCTCCTGGGCCTGAGGTGGCTTTCTAGTGCAACCGGTTTACTGCAAAAAACAGCCCCAATCACACTAGCACGATGGTCTTTACCGCCGATGAATTGGTCCAACTTGTAGACGAACTTCGAGAGAGAGGCGTCACCTATTTTAAGGTGGAGGGTGCTGAAATTTCAATGGAAGTTCCCAAGTTGGTCGAGGAGGAGACTGAGATAGCCCCCGTCGAGAGAACTCCTGCCGATGAATTGTTGTACTACTCGTCATGATACTAGCAAAAAATGACTTTCGGTGGTGGTCCCACAGCGACCCGTACGAGTACGCTTTGGCGGCGTATACTCACATACGCGGGCGCGATGGCACGCGCCGCGAAGATTTTCTTCGTTATATGCGTCTGTATGGCAATAGGAACGTTCTTGGAGCTGGTCCGACTGATTTTTCGCTTATGCTTTCCGAGGAAAGGGTAACACTCAATGTTATCAAGAGCGTATGCGATACCGTTTCGGCTCGCATAGCCAAGAACCGGCCCCGCCCGGTTTTTCTTACGTCCGGGGGCAACTACTCCCTGCGGCGTAGGGCCAAGCTCCTTGAGAAGTTCGTGGACAGCCAGTTCTACTCAGCGGGCCTGTACAACGTAGCCCCCAAGGTTTTTGTGGACGCCTGCGTGTTCGGGACCGGGGTAGTCAAGACGTACCGTGTCCGGGAAGACATCCGTGTCGAGCGTGTTTTCCCAGGGGAGATCTTCGTAGACCGTGCAGAGGGGGTCTACGGTGAGCCCCAGCAGATGTACCAGAGGAAGTTCATCAACCGAGATGTGCTTATCGACATGTTCCCGAAGAAGGCGTCTAAGATCCGCCGTATCGACGCGGGTACCATGCGGGACTTTGAGTTTGGCCGTGACAGCACTGCCGATCAGGTTGAGGTGCTGGAGTGCTGGCATCTCCCCTCCGGTCCAGACGCCAAAGATGGTCGCCACTGCATTGTGGCAGACGGTGTAACGCTGTTCAAGGGGGATTGGGAGTATGATCACTTCCCCTTCACCTTTATCCGGTGGTCAGAGCAGCTTCGAGGATTTTGGGGGTCAGGGCTCGCAGAGGAGTTGACTGGTATCCAAGTCGAGATCAATAAGCTCTTGATGAAGATTCAGAAGGCGATGCAGCTTCTTGCGGTGCCTTGGGTCCTGGTTGAGTCGGGGTCCAAGATCAAGAAGGCCCACCTCAACAACCAGATCGGGGCCATCATACCTTACACGGGGACACCCCCGATAGTTCGTCCAAACCAAACAATAAGCCCTGAGGTATTCTCTCACCTCGACCGGCTTTACCAACGGGCGTATGAGATTGCGGGTGTCTCTCAACTTTCCGCCTCCTCCCTCAAGCCAGCAGGGCTGGAGTCCGGCGTGGCTCTCAGAGAGTATAACGACATCGAGTCTGAGCGGTTCGCCCTCATCTCCAGAGACTACGAGACTATGTTTATGGACATAGCGAGGCGAATGGTTGCCCTCGGTAAGGAGATCTCCGAGGAGAACCCCGACTGGTCTATCGTGGCTCAGCGAGACAAGGAGACAATCCAAGAGGTGAAGTGGAAGGACGTAGACCTCGGCAAGGACGTCTATGTGCTCAAGGTCTACCCCTCATCGTCCCTCCCCTCGACCCCGGCTGGCCGCCTAGCCATGGTGGAGCAGCTGATGGGAGCTGGTCTGCTAGGCCCCGAAGAAGCTAAGCGTCTCCTCGACTTCCCCGACCTTGACAGGGATCTTGCCCTGGACCGAGCTGCAGCCGATAATATCGACCGCATCATAGAACAGATTTTAGACGAAGGTATATACGAGTCACCCGAGCCATTCATGGACCTTATACTAGCAATGAAAAAGGTACAGGCATCGTATAATAAGGCAGTAAATGATAACGTACCTGAAGATAGACTGGGTATGTTACGTCAATTCCTTGCTGCCACTCACCTTTTAATGCAGCGTGCTCGTCAAGCCGCAGCGCCTCAAGCAGGCGCACCCCCCGTCCCCGGTGCAACCGGGGCTTCACCAACAGCCGTAATGCCCGAAGATGGTACTGCAACAGTAGCGTAATATGTCAGACGAAATTTCCACAGAAACTCCAACCACAGAGGCTGCTCCGGCGGCTGAAACGAGCGAACAGGTAGCGGACACGACCGCTCCCCCCGCCCCACTTCCGCCTACACCGAGAGCCGCAGAGGCCCTCCGCACCCTCATGGACAGGGAACGCTCTATCCGAGAGTCAGAGACTGCCCTGAAGTCTCAATCGGGGGAAATCGAGAGGGCGAAGCAGCTACTCAACCTGGCGAAAGCCAACCCACTACAATTTCTGAACCACGTTGGTACGTCTTATGAGGACGTTACCCAGCAGGTTCTTAAGGGCAACCGCCCTGACCCAACGTCGGGTCTTAAACAGGAACTAGCTTCTCTACGCAAGCAGTTCGGTGTACAGCAGGAGCGGGAAGAGTCTTTCCGCAAGCAGGCTGCACTGGACGAGGCGCGTCACCTAGTCACCTCATATATAGACTCGTCAGATCAGTTTCCGATGGTCAAGGCTGCAGGAATGCAGGACTTGGTTTTCCAGCGGATTCATGATCATTACAACAATACCGGCGAAGCCCTAAGCGAAGCATCCGCAGCTAAGGAAGTCGAGGAATATCTTTCCGGTGTAGTTGACAAACTCTCTGAGCTGGAATCGGTCAAAGGCCGGTTCGCGCCCAAAGAGGAGGCAAAGGAAGCGCCAGACGTGATAGAATTGGCAAACACCCTAACCAATGCACACTCAGCATCTAACCCCACGCGAAACGACGAGTCTCAACTGTCCGACGCGGAATCGTTAAAAAGGGCGGCTGCACTGCTGCAATATGTCGATCACACCTAAATAAGGATTTTCTAAATGTCTCTAAATATGACTACCTTCGAGGCAGCTCTGAAGGTACACTATACCGATGCCCGGATTAAAAATCTGGTCTATAAAAATAACCCCTTGCTAGCGATGCTCCCCAAGATGGAGAGCTTCGGTGGTAAGAACCTACCCATTCCGATTCAGTTCGGCGTTCCGCAGTCGCGTTCCGCTACCTTTACGGATGCCCTGAACCAGAAGTCGGGTACTGCGGCTCTCGTATCCGGTACTGCTCCTGGGTCAAGCTCGAAGTTTGATGACTTCGTTCTTACCCGCGTAAAGGATTACTGTATCGCGAGTATCGACAACGAAACTATGGAGGCATCTATTGGTAACCCCAACGCCTTTATGGAAGCGGCGTCGAACGAGATCAACTCGGCATTGCTTGCCTGTACTCGCTCTTTGGCGGGGGCTATTTACCGAGATGGCAGCGGTAACCTTGGTCAGGTATCAGCTATTGCCGTAGGCGTACCTGTTGTTGGTCAGAATACCGTTACTCTCGTAAACGCTGACGATATCGTTAATTTTGAGGTTGGGCAGACTGTCATTGGAGGCCTCGCAGGAGCGGCACCTCTCGTCGGTCCCGACCTCATAATTGCGGTAGACCGAACCGCTGGCAGCTTTGTCGTAGACCCCAACGGAGCCACCCCGATGTTGGGGGCGTCTACCACCTTCGTCTACGCGCAGGGTGACTACAACCTGAAGGTTTCTGGGCTTGGTGCCTGGATACCAGACGCGGCTCCCGCAGCTACACCATTCTTTAGTGTAGACCGAAGCGTCGATACGACCCGTCTTGGCGGCGTTCGTCTTGACGCATCTGTCGGACCTATGGGTGCTCGTGAATGTCTTCACAAGGCTGCCGCACTGTTGGCCAGAGAAGGCGGACGTCCCACCCACTGCTTTATCAGTTACACTGATTACAGCACGCTCCTTCAGGAGATGGCAGGAGATGTCAGCTACGCAGAAATCGAAGCATACGAGCGGGGAGATATCTCCTTCGCGTCTGCTCGACTTCACACCCCAACTGGTACGATCAACGTAATCCCGGATCTCAACTGTCCGCAGGGTAACGTGTATCTCCTCCAGATGGACACTTGGAAGCTCTACTCTCTTGGTGGCTCACCTAAGATCCTTCAATCCGACGGCATGCGGTTTCTTCGCGAAGCCACCTCCGACGGTGTTGAGGTTCGATGCGGGTACTACGCACAGCTTGGTTGCAATGCTCCCGGCTGGAACGCTGTAATCACTAACTTCCAGTAAACCCCTACTTATACCTAAGGCGGGGGTGGATTTAGGTCTGCTCCCGCCTTCACTTTACGGAGATACGGAATGCCCCCTGGGATAGGTTATAAAGGCGGAAAGCAGTACACTGCGGCGGATGAGCAAGAGGACGCTGCGAGCGTACAGATACGCCAACTTATGCGTGACCTGATGCTTGAGCGACTCGACGCATCAGCCCAAAGGGAGGCAGCCCTCGGTGACAGGCGACCCCCGCAAGGACGACGACGCGCTAGGGCTCAAGCCGCACCGCCGCCCGCACCCGCACCAACGCCACCACAGGCCACTCCACCCCCCAGGGTTCTGGAGCTTCTGCGCGAGGCCAGGGATCAGGGAACCGCTGTCCCCGGATTTGGTATTAACTGGCTTACTGACGATAGCGGAGGAACTCGGCGTTGGACGATAGACGACCTTCCCGAGCCTAACACTACCGAATACCAGCCAGGATTCGGTGCACGACCGGGGATGGTCTTTTCCGAGGAAGAGGTGGCCACTCAACCACCCCCCCTGACGGTTCCCGAACGAGAGGACCAGCCAACGTCGAGGATGACGCCTGCACAGCGTTCCGGCGAGCTGCGTGCGCGGGGGGAGCGGAGGCAGCTCATAAATAGCGCACACGCGACGAATCTCCGCCAGATGGCAGAGCAACGGCGACGATCGCGGGGGCCATACATTGATCATGTCACGTTGACACCCCCCACCATTGATATGGAGCCCGAAGTTGTAGAAGGTGCCCCACGCGGTTTACTATCAATAGCGGGTCCTGGCACTGGGCGCAATAGTAGCCTGAGAGATTTCAGTGATCTAGCTACTCCTGGACGTATGTCGAATCGCTGGATTCGGGAGGGGGTGCGTGAACTACAGGAGATGACCCCCGAGGACCGTGCCGCAGAGATACAGCGCCGTCGAGCACGAAGGCAATCTACGGGAATACAACGCTCTATATCGGAGATGATGAATCGTGGCTCGTACTAGAACACTCTTACAGCTTCGGGATGAGGTCAGGCAACGTGCCGATATGGTCAACTCGGACTTCGTGACTGATGCTGAGATTAACCGATATCTCAACGAGTCTATCTCGGAGCTTTACGACATGCTCATTGCTGTGCAAGGGCAGGAATGGTACGTTAAGACGCATGACTTTCCGCTGGCAGCCAACACAGATACATACACTATACCAGAGAACGAAGATTTCTATCTTTTGCTGGGTGTTGATGTTAATGCCGGGGGGCCTACCCCCATACCACTTCGGCCATACATGTTGGATGAGAGGCACAACCGAAGCAGGTATTTTTCCGGCTATTCGGGGCCTTTCCGAGGCACAGCAAGGCTGCGCTACAGAATGGGCGGCACTATCAATGAGCTGACCGGTGTGTACGAGCACCAGATTACCGTTAAGCCTACATCTGCAGCTGGGGGGCGTGACTACACGCTGATATACATTCCTCACGCGCCCGTACTGGATAACGACGTGGACGTATGGGACGGTTTCAACGGCTGGGAAGAGTACGCCATCGTAGACTCCACCATCAAGTGTCTTGAGAAGGAGGAGAGTTCTACGATTGCCCAAGAACGTCGCAAAGAGCGTCTTATAGGCCGCATCGAGGGGCTTGCCTCCGCACATGACGATGGCTTCCCGGAGCGCGTTACAGACGTCACCCGCCGATGGCCTTACTACGGGTACTATGGCTGATTATCTAAAGATCATACAGGTTGGGGCCGAGATCTTAAATCAGGTCCAGGATAATGTTCAGAACGCGCTACCAGACAGGTCCGACCTAACGGACGGGTTTCTTGTAGAAAATGCTTCGGTATCCAATGGTGCTACTGTTAATCACGGTCTTGGTAGACAAGCTTTGGGCGCAATCGTTGTCGCACAAACCAACGGTGTCTACCCCATCCTGATCACAGGGCTTTCTCCCACCACTCTCACTATATCCAGTGATGCTAACTTGGACGGAACAGCGTCCTTCTGGGTGTTTTAGTGGCGGGTAGCAGCAGCGGTAGCGGGCGCGGGGGTGGAACGTACAATCGTGACGGCTCTTTGCCCGATCAGGTAGTTGACATCCCCATGGGGGGAGGCGTTGACGAGAAGGAACAGAAGCAGCTGTTCGAGCCGCCGTTTTTGGCGGAGGCGAAAAACGTCGAGGTTAACAAAACGGGCTCGACACAGAAACGTGCCGGTATACAGGCTATCATACCGGCTGCGGTTCCCTCTGCTGCCATTCATCCCATGGCCGGTACGGGAACTCTTTTCCAACACCCCGGAGGTCAACTGGGTGTCGTGGGCCAACCGGACTTCAACTACACCAGCAGCTCGTCTGGGGCCTCTCTTTCTGTCGTCGCCAATAACGACGACTTCAACACCTCGTATTATGTGGAGTCCAACAAGACGGGTATTTACTCTTGTGGAATCGAAGAAGACCCCGCAGTCCGGGTCGATGAGGCGTTGCTTCACGTTCAGTCGTCTATCAGCGGCGATAAGGTAATCACCGTGTGGTGCTCAGCCTTTAACCCTATCACTACAGATGAGTGCTATGATATTTACCGGGAGGTTGATAATCGCTGCTACTACATGGTCAAGGAACGTAGTACGGGAACAGTGCTAACTCCTCCCACACGGCTACACGACATTGTGGCCGAGGGATTTACACAAAACCCACGTTATACACATATTGCCCTGGTGGACCACCTCGACCCCCACTGGGTTATCGTTGCCGCCCCTGAGCTGCACCAGGACAATACCAAGAACTACCTGACGGCTGCCTCTATATCTGTAACGACCGGTGCCAGGTCATACAGCAGGTTGGGCTTTGTGGATGGTCAAACGGTGAGCACCTTTACCGCATTCGATATGCACGCTGGGAGCGGATCGCAGTACGCGCATATCATAGCGCAGGCTGCGACGGCATCTGGGCACTCAGACTACATCTTTAGGATAGACAAGACACTTGTGGTGAGCCTTTTTAAGGCTTTAGCCACAAACGAGGTGCCGGAACATTGCGGAGCCATTTACCACGATGCCTCGCTTGGCAAGGTGTTTACCGCAGTGTCGAACCAGGATGGTATCGCGGGCGCTCTCCCCGGAGATGGTGAAACGTGGGTTCATGGTTACAACGACTCCTTATACGGAGTGCTACCGGGCTACCCTCTGAAGGCCTTCGCGCAAGTAGTTCCCACGGCATGGCCCTCATACGAGGTGGGTATTACCGGAGCATGTACCAGGCTAAGTATTTGCGAGGGATCTCCCAGCGGGTTGTATGTTTTTGGTACGCAGTTTTGGAATCCGCTGGGCTACGCAACATACGACATGACGTGGCTTGGAGGGGATTACTATCTCGATAAGGCTGTCAGCGCGTCCGAGTGTGTAGGGTCCAAAAGCATGCTGAACACTAGGTGGACGGAAGTCAAGGACGCCTTCACCGTCGCCCCCAGCCTTGGGGGAGTGAACGACCAAGCCTCGTGCTACATCACAACGAAGGGGTTCAAGGGAACGTCGGCAACTTTTCCAATGATAGGGTTGGCTGTTACAAATGGCGCACCGGTCACAGCCTACCCCCTTGAGTCGTTAAGTGAAACATCCGAAGCTAAGTATAAAGTACGGTACCCTCCAGACCCCCCCGTTGGACCGGCTGCTGCCACGACTGAGCCTTCCGCCGGAAACTGCCCCGAAGACCAAGCCTCAAAGCACCCCATGGCAGTTGTCGCAATACCCATGGTCGAGGAAGGATTTTTGCGCCCCATCGCTAGGTTTGGCTCGGATATGATCACCGAAGCGGAGGATGTTTTTCCTTTCGAGTGCGGCGTTACGAGCAACGAGGCAGGGGACCTAAACGCTGTTGCACGATGGATGTCGCCTGGCCTAAGCGAGGTCCACTCCACGGAGGTTTCCGGCGAACATCTATTTGTGTACCGGAGCCGACTCCTGTCGGGCGTAGCGAGACTTCCCGAGTATAATAGGCTAAAGCTAACGACCCTCGACTCTGCTACATTCGGAGGCACTGCTCAGGGAGTTATGTTTTCTACAAATGCTGGCGGAGCGTTTGGCGGGGAAGAGGTCCGACTAAACCTGGCGGACACACGCCTCTCGGTTACGAAGGACGCTGCACAGACGTATTTTTCTGGGGGCTATCTAGGCCTTTTTGACGGAGTTGACAACGGGGAGTCCGATGTACACTCCTCTCCTGGCCGCCCCTTTGTCCAGCTGTATTCTTCGGCAATAGGGGCTGGCGCACGGGATTGGACTCGCCCACCGAATACCGTAGTGTCGGGAAGATTCTGGGGGCACTACAAAGTAACGTACACGTTCGTTCTTGTGTACGCTCTATACGATGAAGATGGAATGGTACACCGGAGCGCACCTTCGCCAGAGCGTGTTGTTTCTCATTATATAGAGTGGCCTACGGGAGGCAATCTATACGAAGGCGCAGTTGCGCTTAGGTACTTGATGCCCCCGCCATCTGCGTTCATGCTCCCTAATCAAGACGCGAGGGCCAAAAAACTCATCATTGAGGTGTACGCCAAAGCCGCCAATACCATTGAAAAGGTTAATGGCAGTGCAGATCGTCCCGGACTAAACTTGGATGTCACTAGTTTTACGCTTATTGATAGCTTCGAGCCAGAGACAGCCCCCCTACAGCAAAAGTTTTACGACTATACGGCGGGGATTCCAGCGATTCAAATCTACGGCTCCTGCACTACGCCCTGGACCGCCAAACAAAAGGAGGACGGCTACGTCCGTTCTGGGTTTAAGTTTTTCGGGGAGAGGCACATTTACAAGCCACGATATTACCTCGAAGACAGCCTTACAGATAAGAACAACAACATATCCGATGGCGAGTTCTCAAACACCGTACTGTACACTTCCGGGGGTGTTCTCGACAACGATCCTCCGCCAGCCTTCTCGTGTATCCATTCCGCCAATAGGCGGATGTGGGGCATTCCCGCCAACAACCGGTCCTCTGTCTGGTACTCCAAGTTGCTTGCTCCGGGGGCACCCCCCGAGTGGAGCGCAGCGTTTACCATTACCACACCGAGGAGTGATGACACCCTGACGGCTATATCATCTATGGATGAGAAGGTGGTATTATTCTCCCGACAAGCTGTCTTTATTCTTCGGGGGGAGGGTCCCAATAACCTGGGGAGGGGCTCTGCCATTATTGGGCCGCAGAAGGTTGCCGTCGGAATAGGTTGCGTCAATCGCTCGTCGGTTGTCACGGGACCGTTTGGCATTATGTTCCAGTCCGAAGAGGGGATCTACATTCTTGGGCGCGATCTGAACGTCACGTTCGTAGGAGCAAAGGTTGAGGATGAGCTGACCGGTGACAACGATATCAGCTCCGCCGTTTTAGTAGAGGAGAAGCAGCAGGTCAGGTTTACCCTGGACGCTTCGGGCCAAACGCAGCTAAAGGTGCTGTGTTTCGACTACTACCACGGGGTATGGACCGTATTCACGTCTGCTTCCTCTACCGTAAGGAACACTACGTCGTCTGCCATGATTAACTCCCGGCACACCTTTCTGGGGTCAGATAACTACATAAATCGCGATGTTCCCGGCTCGTACTACGACGGAACCGCTGCTCTCCAGGAGCCCGTTGTCTCCGAGTTTACGACTGCCTGGATCAAGCTGGCGGGGGTTCAGGGATTCCAGAGAGTTAAGAGAGCGTACTTTTTGGGGGAGCATACCGGCGGTCCTGTAAGTTTATCGGCCCAGTACAACTACAATGAGAGTGTTTCTACTACAGAAACATGGTTAGATAATGAGTTTGTTAGTGGTGGAGGCACTCTTCCAGACGATCCCATGCAAGTAGGTATACATATTCCCCGCCAAAAGTGCCAAAGTATTAGATTTAAGTTTGTGGATGATGCACAAAATACAGTAAGTGGTGGAAGTTTGTTTAGTATGATCTCTCTTCTCGTAGGAAGAAAGCAGGGCTTATATAAGACGTCCCCAGGAAGTAAGAAATAATGGCAATCGGTACAATTAGTGCGCTGCTGGCCGCCGCTCAGCTTGGCGCGGGGTTATACGGCATGTCCAAGCGCATGAAGGACCGCAGCGGACAGGAACGTATACGTCAGCTACTGGCTCAGGCCAAGGCAGGGAACCTCCGAGATGCCCAAGCAATAGCGGGCTCCGGCGCAGGCATAAACCCCGCTCTCGCACAGCGGGCAGCTCTCGACGCCGTAACTGAGGCGAACGCCGAAGCAGAGCGTTCTGCAATGAATCAAGAAGCCGCCATGGCAGAGCGGGACCGCACTCGCACAGATCGGCTCACGGGCGGCGTGCTCGGTTCGCTAGGTACTTTCGGAAGTCAGCTTCTGGCTGCACGAGATACCTCTGATGACAAGGGGGAGCTGGACCCCATCATCGCTGCCAAGATGCGCGAGGCGAGTCTGCGGGAGGGAAGCGGAAATACCCTTACCTCCGGTAGAGCCCCTGTCCGCACTCGGCAGGAGGTGGACCCCACGGCACCTGCAGCGCCACCTGCGGCGACCTCAACGTCTGCAGAACCGGAGGGTGGGGACTCTATGAACCTGGCGGGCCTGGGTGATGATCTTGAGGGACGAGACACCACGCTCATGGGTAGGTTTTTGCGAGGAGAGTTGAACGCCGACGAAATGAAGGCCATGGGTCAGCAGATCGACTCAGACGTGGAAGCTGCCGCTGTCGATGACGCCATCATGGATGAGGACATTGCCAGACGGTTTACGGAGGACGAGGGCCTGTTCCCGCAGAGAAGGGTTGCCCGCCATATTCCCACCGGCAGCGAGCGTATTCGGTTGGGCCTTTCGCCGGAGCCAACCACGGAGGAGATTATAGCGGCAAGGTCTGCGCCGAGCACCGAGGAGACTCTCGCGGGTCTTCCGACGCAATTCCCGATAGTGGCTGGCACTCCACAAGAAAGAGAGAACCAGAGGCGATCGGCACAGTTCGAGCAAATAGAGCGACAGGCGGAGGAATTCGGCGGACACGCAAGCTCCGAGCTACAGCCCCGCGTCAGCGGCTCGCCGCAGGAAAGGGCTAGCCGTGAGCGACTAGAGCCCTTTCTGCAGGAAGAGGCACCCGCAGCCGAGCGTCCACGACGCAGACGCCGACAGCCCGACGACCGCCCCGCCGACCGCCCGCCGACCACCGACGAGGCGGCGGTAGCGAGAGCGGAGTCGCTCCTGGAATGGGAAGCCCAACGCGCCGAGGCAGACGCTGCCGCGAGGAGAACGCACCAAACGCAACTTGATGCCCTGACAGCGACCCCCTCCGGGAGCTTGGCCGAAGTCCAAGCTCAAATAGAGCGTCAGCAGCGAGCGCGGGACCGGCTTGAGAGTGACGAGAGTGCGCGGCAGGAGAGGTTCCGGCGGGAAACCGAAACTGAGAGGCGGCGTCGTACATCCGAGGTTGCCCCGGTTTCTTCAGCAGCGCCCACAGAGCAACCCCTAACAAGCCAAATCCCTGGATGGGGCGGCTTTGAGCGTCGGGTTGGGGCACAGAGGTCCCAGGCTGCCCTTGCGGCGCTGAGTACAAACCCCGACGCCTTCCTTAGCGCCGCGAATAACCCATACGGGCTCCAGGTAGGCAGTCAGTTGGTCACCGCGCTAAAGGCTCGGAACATGGGCGTACTTGACTACGATGGGTGGATCGTATGAGTGAGGAGAGGTTCTCCACGAGAGAGGAAGCGGGATTCGCTGGGGCCACAGATGCCTCAGAGGTTGCCCCCGGTCCCGTTACCGTTGAGCAGGACGTAGAGTTTGTCCCCCCGCTGGGGTCCGCGCAATCCGCCGGAGAAACGCCCTGGGCCGGAGTTCAGACGGGCCGACCCGCCGACCAGGCAGTGACTGTCACGGGGTGGCGTCAGGGCTGGGGGGACCAAACCCGCAGAAGGGGTGGTCGAGGCCGAAGGCCCGACAACTTCCGACTTCAGACAGAGGTTGACCTCTCAACTGGCGACCCCGCGCTAGACGCCGCATCACGCGAAGCGCAGGACGTGCTGGCGGGGATGGAGGTCGTTGACACTCTCGAACAGGCAGACGCCGAGGAGCAGATGGCGGGTCTTCGGCTAGAGCATGCCAACATGCTCCAGAGGGAAGCCGCAGACGCCCGCAGGCTCGGAGAGGAGCGTCAGCAGGAAACTCGGCAGACTTTTGACGAACTCAGTGAGATGAACGCTGCCATCATGGATCAGCGCATAAACCCGGCCAGGTTCTTCACGTCGGGCGGGGCCGGAACCGGGCTTGCCGCTGCGGCGTCGGTTGCGCTGGGAGTTTTGGGGCAGGCGCTTTCGCCAGGAATGGAAAATTCCGCCTTATCGATAATCAACCGTGCCGTAGAGCGGGATGTGGCCGCCCAGGTAACCGACCTACAGAACCAGCGGGCCGGAGTGCAGACTGCCAGAAGCCTGTTTGGCGACCTGATGACGATGTACAGGAATGAAGACGTCGCACGAGATGCCCTCCGCTCCCTCTATCTTTCCGAGATGGAGCGACGTATACAGGCCATGGCCGCCCAGACACAGTCTCAGGCGACCCGCCGCAACGCGGAGCGAATCGTAGCCGCCGTAGCCGAGCAACGCATCACAGCGGCTGCCTCGGCGGCGAGGGAGCGCACGCGGGTTATATACTCAGAGAACATGACTGGGAGACAGGCCTTCGGGTCCACCCAGGGAGTACGCTCTGCAGCATCCCAGATTCAGGCCAGCAGCCCGCTTCATGCGACCGGCGTTGCCCAAGCAATGCAGCAGCATGGCGTACTGGCTCCACAGGGTGCCCCGCAGCCCGGAGCGGCTGCGCTAGGGGGGTCCCCCGTACAATCCCCCGGATCGGCGCTAGCGCCCTCTGGCGGCCCAGGCGGAGGGATCACCTCCCAGGACCTTCGTCAACGAGGTGGCGGGGGCGGTGGAGCTGCAGCAGCGCGAGCCAACGCTCAGGCGGAGCGTGCCGAGGGCAACGTATCTGAGGACAGCTCTCAGCCGCCGTTCGACCGACGCATGACCCGCAGCGCCTATCGCAGCGCAGCTGGAGGCATTCAAGGGGGCGTTGTGCCCACTCCGACAAGCGTTGCTACGCCGGATGGCCCGGTTCTGGCTATACGAACGGGCGAGCGCATGTCCACGCAGAGTGGTGGCCAGGGTGCAGATGTGCAGTTTATACGGCCACTGATGTCGAACGGTCAGATGGTTGCGGTGTCTCAAAATGGCCGGTCCCGTCGAGTGCGGCCCGGAGAGGCGCTTCGTTCCAACGAGCGTTTGGCTGGAGCCATATACACGCAAGAGCTTAGGCCCATGCCCGCCGAGAGTGCTCGATACCACGCTCAGACTTCCCAGGATATGCCCATCGGGCTCGGCTGGGCTGTTCGACGAGAGGCTCTTCAGCAGATGGATCAGCGGGAGGTCAATCGAAATATCCAGGCCATCGGGCTTGTCCGCGAGGGACGTAATCTGGCACAACGCCTGGACAGGCTCATGCAGCAGTTTGACTCTGGAGCTATCGATATAAACAGTGCTGACATGCAGGGTCTTATCGGTGCCGACGCCATGGCCTTGCAGGGGCGCTTCGCTAGCGCAGCACAGCTCGGTGTCCTCCAGGAGGGCGAGCGAGAGGCTATTCGTGATATGACCTCACTGCCGTCTGGGTCTGAGAACTGGGTCCTGTTCTTCACCGAGTCCGACCGTGCTCGCGGGGCTATTCGCGGCATGCAGCGGCAGTTCAATGACACCCTCAGGCATAATCGATTGTCCCCGTTCCTCTACAGGAACACCCCGACTGCACAAGAAATAACGGCGAGCCACCAGCGATGACGACCCCCAGGCAGCTTCAGTTGGAAAACGCCGAAGGCGACGTCCAGACGGTAGTCGTTGGCGAGGGCCACGGTAACTCTGGCGAGATATCGGCTCTTCTTGCGAACGGCTACGACTTTTCCGAGAGTTCCCGTGACCAAAACATCTCGCTTCTCACCCGCAACGACGAGGGGGCGCAGGTTGTAGAAAATATACCTGCGGGCAATGTGCGTTCTTATATGGATGCCATGCAGCAGGCGGTGGGCCAGCGTCCAATGATTGCTACAGGCGATTCTGGCGTTCAGGACTACATCGGCAACATGCGCCGGGATCTTGAGCGGGCGCAGCGGGTTCGTGAGCTTAGCGAGTCTTGGGAGGGAGCGGCACTGGGACTTGCGTCTGGGGCAGCCTCCCCCTTCCTGGCGGTAGCCCGGCTGTCCGACGCCGCGACCGGCGGGGGCTTTGAAAGCAGCAACAACTTCTTTACGGGCCTGTCAGAGGTTTCGGAGGCTCGCCCAGGCATGCAGATGTTGGGCAACTTGGCCATGATGATTGGAACCGGCGGAGCCGGTGCTATTCAAGGCCTGAGCGTGGGAGCCGCGTCTGCAGTTGCGCGTGGGGCAGCCCAGGCGGGGGTCCGGGCGTCGGCTTCTAGGGCTCTGCAGCTCGGAGCTGGAGTTGCTGTAGAGGAGGCCTTGTGGGCGGCTGACGCCATGTCTCTGGAGATGATGCGAGAGAACCCAAACCTTAGCGGCGAGGCTCTCGTGGGCGGGGCTCTCTTCGGAGCGGGCGTTGGCCTTGTAGTTGGGCCACACCTTCGTGCGTTCAGGCGTGCAAGGGCTGCAGAGTCTGCACCCATCCCCTCCCGACTGGCGGCTGCAGATTCCTCCCGGCTTTATCCCGGTGCCGAGGGCATGAGCATCATAGAAATGGCTCGAAATCCCCCCATGCACGAGGTTTCTACGTTAGGCCTACGGCCCGAGGTGGCGGATCTCGTGGATCTATACCCGTCATTACCCTATGTTAGCTCGCGTGAGGCTCGTCGCGCAGGAGCGCCACGCTTCCCGAGGTTTGCCGCCTGGAGAAGCATCAAGCTCGGAGAGTTGACCGAAGGCAGGCTAACTGCACGTCGCCATCTCAACAATGTGCCCCCCGAGGCATTTGAATTTTATAGGAATGCTGCAACCGTTAGAGCCCTTAGCATTCCCCTCGTCGGCGCACAGGGCCAAGAGAGCGTCACCTCCCTGGCGCACGGGGTGGCTGGTCATATGGATGACACTGTCTCTCGGTATAACGAAACCGTTAACGGCTTAAACTTCGTTGAAGGTACACCCGGTGCTGCCTACGAAGAGATGGTCGCGACAGTCCCCAGGCGCGGCGAATCCGGCGCGTTCCAGAGCCAGGGCCACGGTGTGGATATTGTTACCGACATCGTGAAAGGACTAGACACTGCGGCGAGAACCCTGGATGATATGTCACTTGGGTTGTCGGGCCACCCCTCGGAAAAGGCTGTCAGAGGTGCCAGGGATGTCTTTGACCGCGCATCGGCCAGATTAGTGCGGAGAGAGGTTTCCGATATGGTTGACTACACCACATGGAAGTCCTCGCGAGGAGTGGAGGCCGCCCAGGGCACCGAGGTACTACGCCCTAACGCAAGAAGCGGCGGGGATGATATGCTTAGGCGCACGCATCGAATTATTTTCGATGCGTGGAGGTCTACCGCGAAACTCGCCAATACCGCCTCCGAACTTATACCCCTTAGAAATGCGCTTAGGGATATCCTCGGAGGTGACGGCACAACCGCTGCCCTGCGAGGAGAAGCCGCGCAATCCGCCCGAAACATCTCCACTGGCACAGTGCAGCTTGACGAGATTGTTGCCCTGCGTGCGGCTGGGGAAGGGCTCAGTGACGTCCAGAATGCCTTGTACGCTCAGAACAAGGAGCAAATAGACAACCTCGTGCGTAACAGGGGGTTGACGGGACCGGATATGCCTAACATATTTGGCGAAGCGGCCAGTGCGCGGTTTCGTGCCATGAACGAGATTTACGAGGCTGGTCACAACGCACTGGAGGCTATCGATAAGGATCTGGCCTTCAGGGATATGGGGTTTTCTGGCAGCAACCTCGTTAAGAGGTATGAAGAGGACCTTGTACACTCTCCAGAGATGATCACTAACCCAGAGCAGGTTAGGCAGCTTCAGGAGAACCTGGAATCCCTTGAGCGGGCCATGGACATGGCGGAGGAGTTGGTGCCAGGTCTTCGTGTTGCTCCAGACGCAGCTAAGCAGCTTAGCCCCGAAGAGCTGAGTCGCTTCGAGACAATCATGGCGGCTCGTGGCCAGCACAGGCAGTACCTGGGCAAGGAGCAGAGCCTCCTCGGAGCTATCGGTAACATGATGGTGGCTCAAACGGCGGGTGGTTTGATTGGTTCTCTTACCCCGTGGCCTGCCGCCGGTTGGTTGATGGGAATGGGAGCTGGTGTTGCGGCTGTGACGTTGCGGCAAATGGACCAAAGTCCTGGGACCTTTCTCCTATACCAGGCCAAAATCCGAGAGCGCATAGTCGCGTACGGCAGGGGTCTGGAACGCGGTGGCGCGGAAATCAAGCAGGCGCTGACGACCCACTCTCGGCTCAGGGAGAGGGTAGAGCGTTACGGAAGGATGCCAGGGCGTGCGCTCGGATTCCGTATTCTTACGCCAGATATCCCACGGGAGGAGCGTGTTGAGGAGTACAATGTTCTCCGAGAACGCCTTGTCAACCTGTACAATGACCCGATCATGATGGCCGAAGAGCTTGAGATGTCGTTTGCTCCCATGGAGCGCGTGAACCCAAATGTGGCAGCGTCCATGAGATCTACCGTTATACAGGGTGCCTACTACTTGGCATCGAATATGCCTCCCCCAGAGTATGACCCCCTAGTAGCTGGTCGCGTAGCCGTGCAGCCAAACATGGCGGAGATAGATTCTTTTGTGGCGAGGTTCAGGGCCATACAGGACCCCCTCTCGATCATGACAGATCTGGCCCGTGGGCAGCTGCGGCACGAGTCGGCAGAGGCAGTACGCATGGTGTATCCCAACGTAATGGCCGACATTACGGCCACCGTGGGTATGGTTGTCGAAGAAATGGGCGACGATGTACGGAATATTCCCTACCAAATGCGTGTAAACATGGACCTTTTGATTGGATCGCCTACCGATACCACTCTTAAGGGTGGGTTTATTGAAGCTATGCAAAGTCGTTTTGCACAAACTCCACAACAATCACAAGCACAAGGAATGTCGCGGGCTAGGCCCCGCTCCATACGAATTGCGTCCTCATACCTTACTGAGGGACAGGCATTAGGACAAGGAAACTAACATGAGTAGCATTATTGTAAACGCCGCAGCAGGCGTAACACCCCCAGGAAGCGTCTACGTCTTGGCATCAGTCGCTGTCGCTGGCCCAGCCGAGGTTGTGAAGCTGGATACGGATGACTGGAACGGCAAGTGGATCAGCGTTCAAGCCGAAGTTGACGACGCATTCGTCCGCTTTGGTACGACCGTTGCCACGGCTACCCCGGACCCAGCGGCAGTCAGCGCCGCAGCCGCTCCGCCAGCGACCCTAGCGCCAGCGCCGGATGGTTGTTGGCACATCCCAGCAGGCACGACACAGCAGTTCTACCTGCGTAATTTCGTGACGAGGGACGACCAGGGCATCTTCATGGGGCACATTTCAAACGCAGCCGTAGCTGGAGGCTCTGTGCGTTTCTACCGAAGCAGCGGGCCGAGAGAGCTGTGAGTCGTAGGGGCGGCAGTAATCGTAGGGGGCTTCGCATTCCGGCGAGTCCTGCCGCTGCAGGACCTGCGCCTCCGGCAGGCATCGTTGTCGATGGGCTGACGTTCCACCTCGACGCCAGCGATCCCGCGTCTTACCCCGGAACGGGTACTACCTGGACAGATTTGATAAGTTCGGGGAACCTCACGTTTACGGCTCAGCCGGGGTATAGAGCCGCGCCCGGATTCGTGAACTTTAACTCTGCACTCGCTGGGGGAAACATAGCCACAGGGTCCTTCGCTGCGGTGAGCAGCATCACAAAAGGCGCTCTTGAGATATGGTTTCGGTGGAAAACGACGCAGTCTGCCGCCAGTGGTACGCTGATGACCACCGTTGATGGTGCAGGCAACTGGGTCCACCTGGGCCAGGCGTCGGCGGGCGAGTCCTTTGAGTTTTTCAACAACGCGCCCGCAGGGGTGAACTACTTAGCCATGGACTACATGAACGCTGCCGGGTCGAAGTATCTTAGGGATAACGAGTGGCATCAGATTGTTGTAGTTGTTACGGGGGGAGGTGCGCCCGACCCCACAACCATCTATCTTGACGGGGCTCTCGTGCCCCCCATTGCCGCAGGAACCGGCGTACAGTACCGTCACGGCTCAAACGCCTCAGAGGTTTTGTGGAACGCCGCTGGCGTTACCTTGGGTAGGCTACAGCCCCCACCCGCTGCTACCTACAAATACACGAGCGACATTGCTATTATAAGGATGTACGATCGGGACGGGGTAGTGGGAAGCAGCGCGTCCTTCTCTGCGGCGGAAGTGGCGCAGAACTATTCCGTGGATGGGCCTAAGTTCCAGACCTTTTACCCAGATACTATCGACAAGCTGACGCTTTGGCTTGACCCCGACGACGCCTCAACCAGAACAATGGCAGGGCTCAATGTTTCGGTGCTTACGGACAAAGCATTTGCTGTTCCGGCAGCCCAGGCTGCGGGGGCAACCGGCCCAACGATCGCGTCAGTGGGGGGGAGAAACTGGATGCAGTTCAACGGAACTTCACAGAATTTGTTGTTGACCCATTCTGGGGGTTCCTCGCTGATAATGGACAACCTAGCGACAAGCAAGGACTACGAAGTACACGTTGTGATGCGAGCAGATGTCGCAGCCGGTACAGACGCCACGAATGCGTATAAAAACGACCAGGCGTTCGGTGGGTCTAGCGGGTATTGGGGTCTTTACGCAAAGCGAGGGGGGACGGTAAACGACGTTATCCTTCAGGCCCAACAATACGCAGTGCCCAAAGAAGGGATTGACTGGGCCACAGTCGCCACTGCCGGCGTGGGCGTGAAGCACGTTTTGGGGGCATCTCAGGGCAGCGGAGTGTTCTATTCGTATCTTGACGGTGCGGCGGACTCCGTTGGAGGCACCGCCTCTGGTGGCATGACGTACACCAATAATCAAATACGCTTTGGAGGCGGGGTCTGGGGTCCCTATTACGAGGGTCTTATAGGCGAAGTGCTGGTGTTCAACGAGCCTCTCACTGTCTCCGAGCGTAATGACGTACTCGATTACCTCAGGACCAAGTGGGGCACCCCGTGACACGCTACGAAGAGCTTCTACTGCACGTTGTCGAGGACACTGCGGGAGAGGTCAAAGAGCTTCGTCGCGACGTGCAGCAGCTACAGGTGGAACTCACCAAGCTTAAGATTAAGGCGAGCCTTTGGGGCGCAATCGCGGGAGCCATCCCGCTGATGGTTGCCGCTGCAATATCGCTCTTATAGTAGGAGAAGACAGACGGAGGGCAGGTAAGGTGGAAAAAGTAGTCGCGCTAATCATAGCGTTCATGAGTGGTTGTTTAGGGTGTTCGGTATTTCAGATGCCCCTACGCCCTCTATCAACGGAGGAGATTAGCGAGCGTTTTGAACTTGCCCTAAACGGGGCCGTAGCCCTTATAAGAGATGACGGGCAGGCGTTCTGCTCTGGTTCATGGATAAGCGATACCGAGGTCCTGACGGCTCGCCACTGCACTGACGACGGGGAGCAATACCGAGTTGGTGCCTACTGGGACTACGACTACTCTACGAATACCTGGCGTAACACCTATGCCTTTGAACTTGACCGCGTTTCGGAAAATGATGACGTTGCTGTCCTCCGACAAATGGAGCCTGTGGAGCGTATTCCGCACACAAACCTTTCGCTTCTTGATAGGCGTCCTTTTGTTGGCGAGCGCGTATTTGCTATTGGAGCGCCGATGGGGTTTGGGTACTTTCATTCAGAGGGGCGAGTCATCGCGCCAATGCGAATTGGTGCCATCAACCCGCAGGACCGCTGGACCCAGCACTCAGCCACCACGCACCCAGGCATGTCGGGTGGACCTGTCCTCACAGAGGATGGTCAGATAATGTGCGTCACAAGTTTTATTATATGGGGAAAGCCCACCTTGGCCGGTTGCGTACACATAGACGCTGTCCACGAGCTGGTGGACTAACCAGGAGCACTAGAACATGGAATGGATTACTTCAAACTGGGGATCAATTATATCCGTTATAATTGGCCTTTTGTCGGTGGCAAGCGTTATAACCAAGCTTACCCCCTCACCAGCTGACGACGCTGTTGTGTCGAAACTCCTCGCGTGGGTCAGTTTTCTGCAGCCACGAGGCGCGGGTGTACTGAAAATACCTCTCACCACGCCGCGAGAGACTACAGCTTCGGATGGCGGGTCAGGCCCGTTTGGCAACCTTGACCGATAGTGGATTCTCTCCTCGCGCAAAGGTACATGCCGTCACTCGGTGTGAGGACAAAGTCGTATGCCCCAAGGGCGGCTGTGTCAGGTGTCGTGATCCACACAACGGGTGGAGGCGTAACCCGAAGATGGAAGAGGCAGGGGTCCCGGTTCAAAGAGCCCTCTCCATTCGATACGGCAGTCCGAATATATACCCGGATCATGAAACCCAGCGGTCATTACGTCGTGGGTCAGGGCGGCGAAGTTGTGCAGCTTGTGCCGGAGCACCTTGCAGCGTGGCATGTGGGTTCACGGAAAGTTACACGCTACCGACGTAACTGGATGCGCCCCAAGTACCAGTGGTGGGCCGACCGGTGGAGGGGCTACGATAGCCCCCTTGAGATAGCGGGCGGGGAGCTTTGGAAGCCCTACCACGAAGACGCACCTGTACACTGGAGAACCCGGTGGAGGTCCCGTCATGGTTCGTGTAACGCGAACACTATCGGGATTGAGGTAGTTCCCCCCATTGATGGTCCCCGACTTTCATGGTCAGATTCCTGTTGGCAATCGCTAACACAGCTGACGGTAGACATCTGCTACAGAAGCTCACTTCCAGTAGAACGCGGACGGATCGTGAGCCACTCGGATGTTCATCCGATTTGCCGCACCACTCGCAGTGGACGTCCCTGGGACCCGTGGGAGGGCCAATTTTCGTGGGAAAAGTTTCTCGAAAGATTGACTCCACACCATAGTGCAGAAGGCTAGCCCAGGAGTTCAACATGTCCCAAGTCCTCGAAATGGCTCTTAAACTGCTCTCGGCGGTCGCCAAAGTATACAAGAGCGGACGGGAATGGTGCGCCGCTAACTGCGCCCCTAAACTTTAATCTGCCCTTTATGTAGCATATCGAGTCTGCGTGTGCTATGATCCCATGGTGCCAGTGTACCGTGTCGGTTCTGGCTGGGACCAGAAGCAGGATCTCTGTACCCATCTCCTTCTCATAGAGAAAGGGACGCTTGACGTACTCGTTTACGCACTTCTCAATCCAGAACTTCTGCTCTTTGCCGTACGGTGGATTGACGTACACGAGCCCTCCCCGGCACATTTCCCAGTCCTGTGACAGACCGTCATCCGCCTCGATGAAGAAGTCGTCTGCTCCCACCGGGTTGTCAATGGCCGTACACGGGTCTAGCCTGATGGGCCGGTAGGAATTCACAAGGTCTAGTATACGATCTGGCGTCTGCCAGTCCTGTCGTTCGCTCTTGAAGTGTACCTGCATTATACGTTCCTTATAAATAGGGGACCAGCGCAGCTGGGCATGAACTCACAGGCAGCTTCTAAGGCCTTCTCTACTATGCCTGCATGGTTACGCCTGCCTTGCCTGTTCATGAGCGTGTGCATGGCTCCCAGGGCGACCTCGGAGCCCGAGCCGAGGGCCACATAGGGACGCCTATCTTCGCTCACGGCATTCTCATCAACGAGAAGAATGCGCCCCCGTATACCCACCATTACGTTGAATGAGGGCTCGGTGACACCGTTCTTCAACATAGCCTCCTTCAGTCTGGGTAGGATGGTGTGGTATGCCCACCTGTCCAGCTCAACAGATTCGATTACACCGCCCCCGGAGCGTGCGTTCACAACGCTCCCTGGGAGCTTCGATCCGTGCCTGATGGCGTTGCAGGCATCGAGGTTGCCGCACACGCCGTACAGCACTGTACCCACAGTGAACACCTTGCTACCCGTGAGGTAGGTTATTCCGCCAGTCACAGCGGAGTCGCTGCCCATCCAGACGGTAGTGCCGTCCGTTGCCGCCGCAATGATGCTCACATGTGCTCCGCATGTTCACGGGCCATGTTCTTCGCGTCGTCCAGGAAGCGCGAGTGTCCCAAGACTTCGGTCCTGTCTACCCTGCCGGGATACCTGTTAGTGTCGAAGCTCTCGTACAGAACCTCATAGTCCCACCGGACAATCTTACCCTCCTTACGCACTGCAAAGTTTTTGGAGATCTCGTACGGCCCTGAGGTGTAAACCATTATGGGCTTGCCCTCCAGATCCTCCACGCTTGTTCGTGTAAACTTCATAACTATTTTCCGTATACCTTTCCGTTGTAGGCGAAGCGCCCTCTCTCATCCATTATAATAAGGTGTGGTGTAAAGTCAAGGCAGTCTCGCAACCTTTTTCGCCCGTAAAACTCCAAAATAGTGAAGCCTCGCTGCCAATCTGGAGATATATTGTAGTCATGGTCCCCAGAAAGATGAGGATTAGCAATCGCTACCACGGTCTTTCCGAGGCTCGTACGTCCCATCAGCTGTGCCCGGTGGTGGTGTCCCACCACTGTGGAGATGGTGGGAAACTTGCTAAGGTGTGCGCTGGCCACATTCTTTATTCCCCACCCCCCAGCCTGCTTGTGTCCGTGCCTCACCAGGACGGACCTCTTCCCGACGTACACGCCTGGGCAGGTAGCTGTCTCCTGCACCCATTTGATGCTCGGAGATAGGCCCTGGGAGTACATCTGCTCTTTGAGCGTCATGCCCGACGCACCCTTTAGCGCCTGCGCCTTGGACCCAAAGATCGCCTTCTCCCATCTTTCCCCGTGATTGCCGGGTACATAGATGAGCTTGCCGCATTCTCGGTTGAGGGAGTTAAGCTCTCCTACGGCGATCTTTATCTGGTCTATCGCAAACACCGGGTCATGAGCAGACTGCTCGTAGCGGCTGAGCATCCCAAGGTCTACGATGTCCCCGTTGGCAATGGTAAGGGCGGGACGGTGCTCCTTATGCCAGGCCCTGAAGGCGGCCCAGGCCCCTTCGTGTTCATTATCAAAATGAACATCACTAAACACGCAAACGAGATGTGTATCACTTCCCATATATCCTCTCAACCATCTTCATGAAATCCTCCAGGTAGATGGCCACCACGGCCTTCTCCCGGTCGTTCTTACATATTGCAATGGGCGGTCGCGGGTCGCGCTTGAACGTGCCGCCGCCGGTTACTGTGTAAGCGCCTGCTTCTGCCTGTCGCAGAGCGCCCCGTATGTTGCACCTCCTCATTCTCTTGCACTCGATGTAGAAGGGCGTACCCTCGACATCTGGTGCCTCTGCAGTTCCTCCGCGAGTCTGGAGCCCGCGCTTAGCTTCGGGGAAGTACGCCTTGAACAGACGCGCCATCTCTCTCTCGAAAGAGTGCCCCTTGGTCCTGGACATTTTACCGCCCATAGGGATAGGTCGCCAGGAGTACGAGTAAAAACATGGAGGCTAATCCAATCAAAACTATTTCATCTACGGTAGACATGGGTTCCTTATCAGTGTGTGAAGTGAGCCGTGTATGGACGTGTAGATGTCCAGCCACTGTCCGCACAGGTCGAAATCTTCTCGGTGTGTTGTTGGTGTTATGAACGCTAGCACCTCTCCTCCCATTGAGGCAGCGCACATGCTCTCCTCGGTGTTTCGCGGCGCGGCGTAAGACTGCCCAGCTTCGTCTGTGAGCATGATGATTATACGCACGGCCCCGGAGCGCCAGGCGAGCGGTAGAGAACCGTCTAGCAGGTCTGCAACCACATCGTAGGATGGCTCGGCCCCGCCTGAGTTCGCCCTGAGTGTAGAGATGACAGGCTCGAAGTCGTCGTAGGACACGAAGTCCGACCTTACGTCGCCGCCTGAGATTGACCCGTAAGCGGGGAAGGTTACGAGGGAGAACCGAAACTCCATCCGCCCTCGGTATACCTCCGCGAACCGGGCCAACTCCTCGCGTAGCCCCAGGATGCTCCCTGACATGCTGCCCGAAGTGTCCACCACGAAAACCGTGTCGTAGATGTAGGTGCTGAGCGGTTCGCACACGCCATCGATTAGTGTACCGTCTACGCAACCGTCGCAGTTGTTGTCGATGCCGTCGCATGCAAACCAGCCTACCTCATCGACCGGCTGAACGCCGCCCATGCAAGCCGAAAACCTTCCGTCGATACAGACTCTGACGCCTCTTCGACAGGGTGGCAGCGGCTCCGGGCCACTGGGACACCAGAGGCTTAGCGGTGACCCGCTTCCTTCGTCCAATCGCCCGTCGCAGTCGTTGTCGTAACCATCGCATATCTCTACCTCGCATTCAGTCGGTGAGCAATGTGCCCTTATACATGAGTACCCGCTGGGACACTGGTCGTCGAACTCGCAGTTGGTCCCACTTGGGTCCGAAACATAGCAGCGTCCGTGTCTGCACTCTGTTGGGTCTGGGCACGGTGGGTCGAAGCCACACCTACATTCGCCGCCTATAACCCTGTCCGTAGTATTGTTGGGACACACTACCGCGTCTGGTGCTATAGAGTCTGGTATGTCCGTAACTATCTCGGATGCGCCGGAACATCCGACCACTAATACCAAAATCAAACATCTACTCATCCCACATCTCCTCTCTCAGAATACCGGCCTCATCTCTATTATACACGAAACGAATGTTTTCGCCACCAAAAGTTGACTTTGCTACTCGACAGTAGACTCTATCCACGTTTTCTGGTGACCTATTGCCTAGAATAATGAGCCTCGCCTCGTTCTCTATGTCCCCGGATTCCTTGAGCCAGTAGATCTGTGGCTCCCTCGTTGGGTCCTGCCTAGAGAACTGACTTATAACCATACCGGCGCAACCGTTCTGGGCACATGCGTACTGAAACTGTGTGTAAACGTTTGACACCTCGTTGCGTCTGTCGTCTGAACCACTCCGCACCTTCTGCAAATAGTCTAACCATATGAGCCTACACCCAGCCTCTGCCAGGCTGTCAACGCACTCAAGTATGACCTTCATAGGTGCCCCTACAGCGTAGGTGGCGAAGACAGAAGTCTGCTCCAGAGTAGCCAGGCCGCGCTCGATTGCCTTCTTATCATAGGCCGTCAGCTCCTTCGTTCGTAGCTTCCGACTGTTCACCCCCGACGCCCAAGCAAGAGCCCGCGAGCCGAGCACATCCGGGGTGTCCTCGCAGCTGATGATGCCCACTGTGGCTGGCGAAGCCAGCGCAGCTGTGAGCATTAGGCTGCTTTTGCCGACCCCAGTTGCCATACCCAGTACGCCACAAGACCCAGGGAAAAGTCCCCCGATCGCCCTGTCCACCTCTGGTATGCCGAGGGGTATGAGGTCCGGCACCCCGTCCTCGAACGTACGAAACCTGTCAACCGCTGCGGTCGCACTCGACCCCATGCTCCAAACTTCTGAACTCATCGTCATCCTTTCTGCTGTCTGTGGCAAAATCGATTGCCTCCTCCAGTCTAGCAGCGGCTCTACGCATGTCAAGTACAGAAGTTCGGATGGACGCACGGACACCGCGCAGGTTCCAACCATCAGTATCTATCTTTGAGATTTTCCTTGCAAGCTTCTCTATGTCGGCTACACTCTTTTTAAGAAAGCATTTTAATTCTTCGTTTGACATAAGATTAAACGATGATACAATTAACGAAGCAAGAAGGTATTATTTTTCCTTGACGCGGCGTCAGCCTGTGCTAGGATATGTGCATGAAAGGAAACGTAGAATGGACAAGCCTTACGAACTAGTGTGCCACGACGATGATCCGCTATGGTTGTCGCATAGGTTCAACCATATAACAGCAAGCGAAAGCTCAGCGATTATGGGTAGATGCCCATGGTCTGACAGGGACGATGTTCTCCGCAGAAAGATCTCTCGGTCAGACGACTTCACGCCCACCAGAAACATGTGGTGGGGGTCCGAGCTTGAACGCTTCAACATGGAGATGTTCACTAAAATCACCGGTATAAGGACGCGCAGCTGTAACGCTTTCGTCAAGTCTACGGTGACTCCGCTGCTTGCGGCGACCATCGATGGCTTCGCGCTGCGTCCTCAGAAGGATTACGACACCGTGGACGGCGCACTGAAAGTGAACTGGGCTGACCCCATGAGGGACTCTCTAAGATCCCGCTCTCCTCTTGGGCTTATCGAGATGAAGAACACCGAGGCATGGTGGGGAAAGAAGTGGCACATCGCGCCACCTGAACATTATGTGATACAGCTACAACACCAGTTGTACGTTTTAGGGCTTGACTGGGGGATACTCTGCGCTAAGATAGGAGCAGGGGATATGGTTGCTTACTTGATTGACAGCGACCCTTTCCTTCACGACGAGATAGTAGCTGACGCTGTTAGCGTCTGGAATGAGGTTAAGGTTGGAAGAAGAGAGCTTGAAGAATATATCGGATAGTGATGTCCGCGCCATAGCAATAGGCCTGAACACACTTCTCGCGCTTGAAATGCGTCGGGCCGGGGAGAACAACGATGAGGACGGCTACTCTGCCTGCCTCGCGAGTATGGTACACATAGTCCGAATCTTCATGGGTGAAGAGGAGGCCGAAAAGATGGTCAACGTTTACACAAACGGGGCCATGTCAGAACTAGATCGTGCGGACCTCTTGGTCCCCGCAAAGGAAGAAACTGATGAGCAAGACTAAGGAAGAGGAGAAGCCTCAGAGCCTCGCCTCCAAACTGGCGGAAGTTGCGAAGGAGGTAGCGTACGTCCAGAAGGATTCCGTTAACTCTTTCCAGAACTACAAGTACGCCTCTGCCGAGGCAGTGCTGTCAAAGGTGAATGAGGCGTTGACTTCTCGTGGCATTGCGATAAGCTCAGGTGTGGAGTTAGTGAACTACCACCAGGGTGGCCCGAAGGAGTCCTCGAACGCCATCGTGTGCATTACCTTGCGGTTTGTGGACGGTGCGACTAACGAGGTACTAGCTGTCCAGGGGCTCGGCCAGGGCGCTGACAAGTCGGACAAGGCTGTCATGAAAGCCAACACCGCAGCCCTGAAATACTGCTACGCCAACGCCTTTACGATTAGCTGGGGAGATGACCCAGAGGTTCCGAATGACCTAGACAAAACTAGCGCAAAAACTAAGAAGAGAATTGCTAGCAGCAAGGCATCACCGGACCCAGCCAAGGGCTTCAAGACTGTGTTCACTCGGACTCAGCTTGAGGAAGAAATCTCCACGGCTAAACTTTTGCTTGACTTGGAGAAAGTTAAGGGTAAGATAGTAACAATGCGGGGCACAGACAACTACGCTCCGTTGGTAGAAATGTATAAGTCACGAATGAATGAGATTGGAGGGCCTAATGGCCAATAAACCACCTGCTTTTCGTATTGTAGCAGTGAGCAAAGATCCAGAGCGTCGGGGTGGTCCCGGCGTAGAGTGCGGAACAATTTGGCACGGGAAGTTCGAGGGCAGCTACAACCTCGCGCCAGTCACTGAGTCGTCTGACGGGCCACATCCTAAGATGTCGCTCACGGAGGCTATTACCTCGGGAGAATACTTTTTGAACGTTTGGCCGGTACAGTCTCAACCGTCCTTCGATGACGACTTTTAGTCCTTTCGTTCGTCATTGATACGTCCTGGGCAAGACGCAAAAAGGCCCTCTTGGGGGTGACGGGTTTGACCCAAGCAAGCATCCGCTTGCGAGGGATACCCCGGTTCGACTCCGGGCACCTCCACCCAGCGGGGCGGCGCTGTTTATTAACCATTAACAACAGATACACATACTGAACTATTGTTCAGGGCACAACAATCCACCGAGGCCCGCTCGCCTCATCCCCTTAGAGTTGAGACATGTCTAAAAAGATAAAAGGATTACAAAACTTTCCCACCTTCAGACGCAAGGTGTTAGCTCGCCTCCGACAAGGCTCTCAGGAGTACGGCGACAAGAGCTTCTCATGGGACCACCTGTCCCTACTGGATGAGATAAAGCAAGAGCTTCTCGATGTGTGCGGCTGGTCATACATTCTGTATGAGCGGTTGTCCCGCATTGAAAGGCACATGAGTCGGTCCCTCTTCCCCGAGGAGGGAGCGGAAAGCGATGCTGAAGAGTCAGATTAGCCCAGAGTGGCTGAACGCTATACACGACTACTTCGAGTCGTCTGGGCCGCCCTCCGGCTGGTACGTCTACCGACAGGGCAGTGAGGACAGCGGCGAGTGGGGCATAAGCGCCCCGTCACTCGACGACGACAAGAAACTTTTCATCTGCGACTCGTTCGATGAGGCCAGAGTTATACTAGCTGCGTTCGTGTTCGCCTACGAGATCGTCAAGGGTGAGGTCATCGCAGTGGAGGTGGGCGAGGGCTACACCGTAATGGGAGGCGGCGATGCCTAAGATTCTTCACGACCTACCGCCCGACGATCGGGACGTACGCCTCCTCATCGTCAAGATCATGAGCGGTCCCTTTGCGTTCGACACCGAGTCAGAGGGACCCACGCTTCATGGTGGCAAGATGCTCAACGTGCATAAGTCATCTCTAGCTGGGTTCTCCATACTCTTCTTCGATGAGTACGAGCCGTACTACATACCGGTGAACGGTCAGTCTAACATGGCTATGGTGAACGACATACTCGGTGCAGTGTCCCTGACCAACAAGGAGGTATGGGCTCACAACTGGAAGCACGATGCAGTCGTCATGGAAAGGGCTGGGTTCTCCCCTCCCTGGAATGCGAGGGATAGCCTCATCATGATGTGGCTGCTGGGCGAGTCTGCGGGAGGTCGATACGGGCTCAAGCCACTCGCCATCACGAAGCTCGACATGCAGATGATGACCTTCAAGGAAGTCATGGGGGACGCCGCGAGCTTCTCTGACCTGCCCCTACCTGTAGCTGCATGCTACGCCTGCGACGACGTTCGCGCAGTCAGGGGGCTGTACGAGCGCTTCTTCAAGAGGCTGGTTAAGCGTGGGCTGCAGTTCGTATTCGAGTTTATTGAGATGCCCCTGGTCTTCTGTCTCACCGACATGGAGACAGCTGGTATGAGCGTTGACGTGGAGTCGTTGGACGGCTTGGGCGACGAGCTTCAGATTCGAGTTGACGCACTGCGTCACGAGTGGGAGTGGTTGATGCCTGACGTGTTGATCAGTAGCTCCGTTCAGGTGTCCGACCATTTCTATGGTGGTGGCATCTGGCCCACGAAGGGCGTGCCCAAGGGGAAGTCGGGCCGACACTCGACTGGCAGGCTCTGGGTGGAGAAGGCCAGGGCTGCGTGTAAGCCTGGCTCCATAGGCAGAGCGGCAGCTGACATACGTCTGGAGTACCAGGACTTATCGAAGTACCTGAGCACCTTCACGCACACCCTAGCTGCCCAAGCGAAGCAGCACGGGGATGGTCGCCTGCGCTGCTCCTTTCGTCAGCACGGTACGGCCACAGGCCGACTGTCCTGCGCCTCCCCTAACCTGCAGAACATTCCGGCCCGCTCCGAGATAGGTAAGCTTATAAGGAAATCTTTTCGTGCGCCTAAAGGTCGCGTCATAGTCTGCGCCGACTACTCTCAGATCGAGCTTAGGGTCCTGGCCCACCTGGCTGGCGAGGGCGAGCTTGTCTCCGCCTACCGAGAGGGGGTGGACCTTCATCAGAAGACCGCCGACCTTGTGGGCTGCAGCCGACAGCAAGCGAAGACAATCAACTTCGCCACCGTGTACGGGGCCAGGGCAAAGAAGCTCGGAGAGCAGCTAGAGGTCCCTCGAAAGAAGGCTCAGGAGTTCCTCGACAACTACCACGTTGCTTACCCCGAGGTGTCCATGGTGCGTAAGCAGATCGTGTCCGACGCCTACGACAGGGGGTACGTTACGACCTTGTCGGGGCGACAGCGTATCATGGAAGAGCTTACCGTAGCCCGGTCGAGAAACCCGTCATCGGAAACGTACGATGACAAGAGGTCGCGCTGGTTCGGTGAGCGCATCGCCTTCAACACGCCAGTGCAGGGCGGGGCAGCTGACATAGTCAAGAGAGCTATGCTGGGGTTCAGCATGCTCACGCAAGGAAAGAATGTCAACATGGTATCTCAGGTACATGATGAGCTTCTGGTGGAGTGCGATGAACAGGACGCACCCGACGTAGCCAGGGAGCTTCAGCGTGTCATGGAGAGTGCCGTCGAGTTGTGCGTACCACTGGTAGCCGAGCCATCCATAGGGCAGTCATGGGGTGACTGCAAATAGTTCTTGACGGGGCTGCATGGGATGCTAGTATCTTCCCATGAGCAACGAGACAACAGATTCAGACACCCCCCGGCGGGTCAGTTCCACCGCATCCTACGCGGTGTCGCCGTTCATTCGCTCCGCTGCGTTCGTGTGGGCTCCCCCCAAAGAGCGCGTGGGCCTCGTGTTAGAGCGCCTAACAGACCGCATACACAGAGTGTCCCACAGCATACGCTGGTGGGCACCGAAGGTGCGTGCAGCACTGTCCGACGACCTACTCAAGCCCGAGTACCTTAACAGTGGGCACAGCCATAGCAGGCACGAGATGGCGGGCCACTGCTATGTGGCAAGTCAGGCTCTCTACCATCTGGTAGGGGGCAAGGCAGCTGGGCTCAAGCCCATGTATATCAAGCACGAGGGCACCTCCCATTGGTACCTCTTGCACACCGACACCGGATGGGTGGTTGACCTGACCTGTGACCAGTTTCGCACACGGGTCCCCTACAGCAAGGGCAAAGGCAAGGGGTTCCTCACCAAGTGGCCCGACAAGCGGGCTGCCGTCGTCATGACTCGCGTGTCTGGGTCCGGCGTTCCCGACCCCTGGTGTGAGTCGGGCGAAGCCAGAAAATGACTTCGTCGTTCCGAAGGGTCCTCATGGAAAATGACTTCGTCGTACCGAATGGCCCTCATGGAAACTTAGCGCGCTTCCCCCAGGCGGGTACCCCCGCGCCCGCGCCGCCCGCGATTGGGCATCGTGTCTATTGAAAATGAAAAGCAATATCAATAGTCGATTTTCCTTGCATCGTGGCTGGATGGTGTAAGAATGTGATTTG